ATACTTTGCAACAGATCGCCCATGGCTGACTTGAACTGATCAGCTTCAGCCATGCCAATTTGGTCACGAATGGTGTCAATCAAGGCAGGTAATTGTTCTACCTGCATCTTGCTAACCTTTTCTACCATGTCTTGAATACTGTCTACCATGTCCTTGGCTGCTAGTATGGCTTCGCTTTTGCCCATTTCGCTTTCCATGAGATTTTGATTCTCACGCATCCAGCGGTTAAGACTTTCACGTACCATGAGTAATTCCATGTATTTGGGATTACGCTCAGCAGTGTGTACACCATAACTGTGGCGAATACGCTTGATGTTTTCGCCAATCATGTGCTCAAGATGTTGTGCCTTGGCATAGGTTAACTTGTTATAGTCTAAACTGAATCCGAAACGGCTTTTCATAAGAGTGTTCATCCTTTGTGAATTTGCTACAGGACTGAAATCAGAAATGTTCATAGTGGGAGGTTCCTACAATTTAATGTATTTAGCCATCTTTAAACTTTTTTCTAATAACTGTCGCTGATGATTTAGTCTGGCACGACTTTCTAGATATCTGCTGCGAAATAATTCTGTGTTGCCTTTGTTTTTGTGGTGTTCGAGTTTGGTTTGATAAAATTCCACATCATGATTAATACGCAGACAGGCTTGGTCATATCTATAGATTTCGTCAGCTAGTTGTCCGCGGCCATTTTGTTGACAGATAGCATAAAATATAGCAGCATGACGATTTAAGAAAATGAGTTCTTGATCGTTGTACCTGTAGATCATGGCCCAGGTATGATTAATCGATCTTAGAGCGTAGTTACCTATTAGATAACAATCTCGTCCCAGTGGTACTATAAGTGGCTGTGGTTGATTTTTCTGGTCTAGTAGGTTTTCTAATTCTTTTCTGGACCAGTGCTTGACCTGTGTAACTACTTGTTTAAGTGCTCTATCTATGGTTTGTTCAATGGTTAACTTGTCTACGGTATTGTATTTGTCCATCTTGATTGCGTCTATACAGCACGCCCTTGTTGACTAATTGATTGGCTAGGACTTGTTCACGTTCAGTTAGAGTGTTCTTGATTACTACAGTGTCTGCACTGTCGAATCTAGCTAGTACATCGGATTCTTCGTTGGTAATAGGCATTTGTATGCCATTGGTAAATTCTACTATTTTCATTTTAGTGCTACTAACAGTGTGACTATGGCACCAATCAAGGTTAAAATCAAGCCCGAGCCAATGGTTATCAACTGCCTATTGTGTTTGTCATTGGCTTCAGACAAACTTTCACGTATATCAGATACCATTTTTTCCATGGCAGATACCTTATCATCGAGATTATCCAGTTTCATGTTAAGTTGTCTATAACGTTCGGCACAAAGTTCCACATGAGCCTCCAGGTTTTCTCGTTCAATATCACTAGCAGACATATATTTAGGACCACATAAAAAAATTGATCTACACTATAGTAGATCATAGTGTATTTAATCCTTTTCTGGCAAAATCTTAAAGTACGTGTTTTTCAACGGTCCAGTTGTCCTAAACACAGGATCTGGTAACGTAATAGTTTCATCTAGACCTGTAATTACAGGCACTCGATTAAAATCAGCGGCAAGTGTTCGAAAAACTTCAGTGTCTGTACTAACCTTGTGGGGAAATTGAAATTGAAATATAAACTTCCAGCATCGATGCTGTTCAGAATAAAATTCTCCAAAATCGTGATGATCCACAATAACCATTTTTGGGGTTAGTGGGCTTACAATAATATTAACTTCGTTATGTAGTCCTACTATCTGATAAGCTGTTTCCCAATTTCGCTGTTGATTTCTTAATTTAATTTTGTCAGCATAATCTGTTCTTATGCCGGTATCAGTGATATCTATTAGACTGTATACTGCTAGTTTCATTAAAATATTTATAGATCACTAACACAACCCAATAAAAAAGCCCTAGCTAGCTAGGGCTTGGTAAACAGATTAAACTGCTAATTAGGCAAATGTATTGCCACTCAAGCCGTTATAAACTGTCCATGTGGTGCTGCCACTTGTAGCTGCGTCGGCATCAGTTGCTAGTACGCTGGCAATAGCTGTACCACCTACATCTGTAGGAAGCCCTTCTACTACAAACATTGCATTGTTGCTGGCAGGTGTGCCTACTACTGTGATTGTGCAAAACTTGCTTAGTACACGCATACATTTTTCAAAGTTGCTATTCACTGCTGAGTAGCTGGTATGGATACCAGTTAATGCACACAGTACAAATTTAATGTCACGTCCAATGAATTCGCCTGGAAGAGCACCACCGTTGGTTCTTGTAAATTCAGCCATTTTGTTTTCCTTTCTTGTTAAATCACGCTTTCGCGTATAAGTTTATTTATGATACTGCTATTTTTTCTGTGCCGCAAATCCTGAAAAATGTGCAGCACCAAAATTACCTTTGCTGACCAACTTGATCATGCCCACACTGGTAGGAAACACAAAACCTTCGCCGCCGGGTCTGCCGTTAATGGTCTGTGATATACCTTTAATCTGCGACTCTAGTTGCTGAATCAGTGCTTCTTTAAGTGCGGCTATGCTTTGCCAAGCCGTGGCCAGGGCCTGATAACCCGCTGCATTAGACTGCATGTAGCCATCCTGCGCTAGTAAATTTGCTGATTGTTTGGCACTAACGTTGGCCTTGAGCCATTCTGCAATATCTAAACTGGTCTGACCTGTGGCTCTATGATTAAAATACTTCTTGATACTTTCCTGCACAGTCTTGGGCAGTCCTGACAAAAACTGATCTATGGTCTGAGCTACTGAACCGGACACAGTTTTCTGTGCTTGCACCACCAGACTGCCGGGTACACGTAGTGTAAACTTGATGCCCATACTAGGTGGAATCACAGTGACTTGGTCATTACCAAAAGATTTACCAGTGAATGGTGCATCTTGAAACTGATGAGCTACAATCAGTGCACGACGACCGGCGATTAATTTGCCTAGTTCTGAATTAACATCTACTGCATAGCGCACAGTGACCGGTTGAAACACATAAGCACCGTTAACAGGCTCGAGAGGCCCTACAAACATAAGATCGCCTTTGAATACCCCCGGTGTGTTGCCAACTGCGGCTTCTAGTCCTGGCCATATGGCTGCAATTTTTTTGTATAGGTCTGGCCTGGCTGTGCGTGATCGCTTGATTTCAGTATCATAGCGTTGCCAATCTAAAGGTGAATAAGCATGAAAAGTTTCCGGCATGTATTTGTCGTTGATAAAAAACTTGCCACTAGTGTCTCTACCAAAGTATAAAGCTATCATGCCATCCCATTTGATACTGCCCAAGCCGGGATTCTTTGCGATTTCTTGTAATGCCGTGACATATCGCTGTGCCTGAGCAGTGCCTTGAAACACACTATCCTCAGGATGTGGTATTCTAGGATCTTGTTCGGCTTCTGTTAAAAATTCTCGGTAGGTTTTCATTTAATACGATCGCTAATGTCTCTGAACCAGGCTGCTGATCCAATCTGTGCTGTTTCAGGCAATTTGTACAATCCACGAGCAGCGTCCTGACGTGCCTGTGCTAGTTTACCTTCGCGATCCGGATCATTTTTGAGTGCTGCTAATATAGATTCTTTGCTGTCGAGATCCTGCTCCCGAGCATTGGGACCTAGTAATATTTTGGCTACTTGCTTTCTGGTGCGTCCAACAACTTCTCCGCTATCACGATTCATTAGCTTGGCCGAAAACGCATCAAATTTAAGATTATAAAATTTAGCCAAACTACTGAGCAGCATGAAAATTTCAGATCCTTTGAAATCAGGCATATCGTACATGCCACGCAGTCCGTGTTGATGCCATGGAGCTACAACGGCAGCTTCATGAATAACCATGACATCAACTTGAGCCAGTTTTTGGTCACCGGCTTGGGCGGTATACGGTATGCCGATGTGCACATTGCGTCCACTGACCTTGCTTTCTAGTCCACGTTCTTGAAAATAGGACTTGAACATTTGTTTAGCTGCACCTACCGGATCTCGTTGCGATTCTTTATTAAAGTACTTGATGACATCATCGG